AATCTGGCAAAATGACGTTAGCATGTATATTGAACGGATGGGTGCAGGTGTAACAGTTGAATTGTGTACGCTACCAGTTTTACCCACAGGTGCATATTATTTGTATTTGTATGCACTGGTAGTTGGTGGAGATTTTACCTATTGGAGTGGAATAACACCATATAATAGCAATGCATGTATAGCTGGAAAAATAGCTCTGGGAGGGTATCAGTATCCATATGACCAAGGTGCACGCATAAGTGTAACTTTTTCTGCTGTGAATGATGTTACAGGATATTACATTAATGGGTACAAAGACGCGAGGAGGTTATGTATTGCAGATTTTATAGCGAGTAAAATGTATAGTAGTGGATATCCAACTCTAACTGGGTATGGTTTTAATAAAATTAAGGTGGTAATAACCCCAAGAAGTGATGTAACTGCTGTGTCTGGGCAAGATTACGTTTTACAGCAAGGAAAGGATCTGGTTGGGTACCTTGATAAACCAATTGCTTTGAATCCACCAGCTGACGACACAATAGACATCGAAAAACTGAAAGATATGTATTATGTACCAGCTTTGAGAGATACTGCTATAACAAGTCCTACCACGACTACCGATATAACCCTGAGCCCGCCCACTGGTGTACCGACCGACAGAGTAGCTCCACCATCTTTGTCAATACCAGAAGTAATTACCACTAAATTCCCTTTTTCTTTACCTTGGGATTATTACAGATTATTGAAACTAATGGGTGTTGAAGGGGAAAGATTTAATATTAGCTTTAAACTCTTCAATACACCAATGGAGTTAAATTTTAACAAGTTTGAGGATTTAATTTTTATTTTACGGAAAATACTATTTTTGGCGTTTTTGTTTGCAATGTTAAGTAAAACTGTAGTGTTGTTAAAAGGTGGTGATAATTAATGCTGGAAATGATCGTTGGGATATTGAATAAAATACTGGAGATGTTGCGGGATTTGATTTTGATGGTAATAAATCTGTTACCAGATTCGCCTTTTGTGGGAGTAACTGGAGATGAAATATTGGTACAATTATTTAGAAGGGTAAACTATTTTTTACCTGTACAAGAGGTATTAACTTTTATGCCAATCTGGCTCAGCGCTGTATTGGTGTGGTATGGTGTGAGATGGTTGTTAAGGATAGCAAAGTATATTGATTGAGGGGTGGTATGGTGATTATACTGTATTCTGGAAAGCCTGGTAGTGGTAAGAGCTATCACATTGTCAAAACGATAATTTCATACTTGAGACATGGAAAAGATGTGTATACAAACGTGGAATTGAACAAGGATAGAATGAGCGAAAAAATGAGGAGACATTATTTTTATGTTAATTTTAAAGATATAAGTCCAGAGGTATTTAGTACGAAAAGATATAAGCGAGAAGGTGAAGCTTTGATTTGTATTGATGAGTCGCAACTAATTTTTAACAATAGATTTATGGAAAAGTATAAACAGTGGCTTTGGTTTTTGTCGCAACATCGGAAATTCGGTTATGATATTATACTTGCTTCACAATCTGACAGAATGCTCGAAAGGGGAGTAAGATCGCTGATAGAATTTGAAATTAGACATAAACCGTTATGGAGGATATTCCCCTTTTTTCTGTTGCCTTTCAAAGTTGGGTTACGCATAGAAAGGTGGTATGGAGAAAGGGTAGGAAAGACTATAATACCATTCATTCTACGTAAAAAGTATTATAGCTACTATAACACAATGCAGCTTATGAGTTCAGAAGAGCTACATACAGAAGAGATAAAAACAAATCAAAGAAAACTAACGACGATAGCAACTGAATGGTTGAAAAAGGTAAGAAATCTCGATTTTGGAAACCTTTTCGCTTCTAAAAAACAAGAAAACGTTAGTTAGTTATGCGTTAGTACGTTAGAAAAAAAAAGAGCCTGCGGGGGGTACCTTGTAGGGGGGAACCCGCAGGTTTTTTTTTAACTTGACTCTAATTAATTGGCTTTTTTTCTTTGTTTGTAGCGAAATATTTCTCTAAAGCTGTTTCGATTACTTTTGACATGGATATTTCTTTTTCAAATGCGTGTTTTTTTAATGTTTTGTAGATTTCATCGTTTATTCTTATTGTTACGTTTCTTTTTATTTCTTTCATTTTTGTAGCTCCTTTCGTAGTTTCTTTACTATATTATATCATTATTTTTTTCATTGCACATTAATATTATTTCTTTAAGTAATTTTTGAAATATGTATTGTGATATTTACGTCGTTGTGATACAATATAACTGTCTTGATAATATAGAAGTAAATGTCGCTTTCCTTTAAAAATCTGAATTGAGAGGTTGTTGTGTATGAAATATTTGGTATTTAAGGAGAAAAAAGAATTGAATAAGAAGATAATTGAGATAGTTAGAAGTTCAAACATAGACGATTGCTCTAAAAAAAAGTTGTTAGGTTATTTGAACAGTTGCGGAAATACAGTGTATCTGGAGAGGTGTAATATTTGTGATACTAAATATTTTGCTGGATTTTGGAGTTGTCGTTCAAGATTCTGTGCTGTATGTTCTTATAAGTTACATTTATCCAGATTTAGGAAGGTGATTGAAGTTTTAGAAAAGTTGGGGGATTATAAATTGTCACATTTAGTATTGACTTTGAAGAGTATGGATAATTTAAAAATGATGTTAAAAAGGATAAGAAGTTGTTTAAGAATGTTAGACAAAGATAATGTTTTTAGGAGAAAGAAGAAGACGTGGGGGGTGATGGGCGAAATTCGTAATGTAGAAGTTAAGTATGGGAGGGTTGGTTGGCATGTACATATACACGTACTAATTGTTCATGAAAATGATGTGAGGATGTATGAAGATTATAAAGAAATATGGAAAAGAGTTACAGATGGAGAAGGGAGTGTGTTTATAAGAAATGTAAAAAATAATGTTGTAAGTGTTTTGGAAGTAACAAAGTACAATATGAAGATATTAAGTAAAACGTTTTTGGACATGATGGAGAGAGTACGATACTTGAAAGAGTATTTTAAATTTCTTGATGATGATTTTTTTGCAGAGATGTATTACTCTTTGAAAGGACAACGGTTGTTTTCAGTAACGGGTATCTTCAGGGGGGTAAAAGACGAAATGTGGGATGTTATTTTGTTAAGAGAGTGTAAGATATGTGGGAGTAAAGATTTTCAGTTACTTATAGAAAAGTTTCAAGATGTTATGGATGTGGAATTGTTAGAAATTTAAAAAAAAAGTATTGACATATTTATTTAATTGATGTATTATTAGTTTAGTTAAATATTTTTTATGAGGTGGTAGTGATGGTTGATAGAGTAAAACTTTTGGCTGATGTTTTTACTGACGATGAGCTTAATTTGATTTACGATTCGTTGTGTGGTGCATATATGAGAGAATATTTTGAGGATGAGAAGGATATGGATAAATTGTATAGGATAAAGGAGTTAGTAAAGGAGTTTTGCTTTGCAAGTTTTGAGAAGAAAAGAAAAAGAGAGTATGAGGAGCGAGTTGGGGGTGTAAGAGATGAGGTTCGAGTCGATTGTGACAGGTAGAGTTATAGACGTGAAAGATTATAATAACAAAAAGCTCTATCTGGTATATGATGGTGAAGGACTTGTAAATGTTTTCTCAGGGGTTGATTTGGGATATGGTAAGGACGATAATGTGATTTTTAGATGTAGAGTTTATGCCGACAAGGTTTACATAGAAGCTGTGGAGGTCTTGGGTAATGAATGAATTAGTTATTGATGTGATGGCTTTTTTGTTAGGTTTTGTGTTTCCATTTTTGATTTTGGGTGATGTATGATGTATGAAAGTTTCGCATATGGTCTTGTGGTGGGTTTCATCTATTGGAGTTTGAGACAGCTGATGAGGCTGTTCTTTAGATACTTGAGTAGATGAAGGGAGGTGTGCGGGATGGAGTCAACGGCTTTAGTAAGTGCGCTTCAGAGTGTTAAAGATACTGTGATAGCTTCAATAAACTCTATTTTGCCTGTTGGTCTTGCAGTTTTTGGTGCGATATGGGGTATCAAGCTTGGTGTCAAGTTTTTCAAGGGTATAGCGAAATAATTTTGTTGGGGAGTTTGTCTCCCCTTTTTATTTATTTTTGGGGAGGTAATAGAATGAGGAATTTATATGATGAATTGTTTAAGACTTGTATTGAGCTTTCTGACATTTATATTGCGTGCTTGAGAAAAGATTATGAATATGTTGAGAAGAAGATATATGAGCTTAAGACTGAGCTGGAGTCGTTAGGTTTGAGTAGAATGTTATCAATAAATAATTTGAAACGAGATGTGTATGTTCGCATGAAACGTACGTACGGTGTGAATGATGTTTTGAACAGGGAGCTTTATAATTTTTATCAGAAGCTTAAAGCTTACAGGGAGGTTACAGAGGATTTACTAATAGAATATCAGAATATTCTAAATCGTTATTCATAATATTCTAAATCTTTATTCATAGTTTTTGGGGTTTTCGTTAGTAAAGCTGAAGGGGGTAGAATGAATGAAGAGAACGATAGCTTTATTTCTGATGATATGTTTAGTTTTTGTTGTAGTGGGTGGATCCTTCCACGAGGCAAAGGCAAATGCTGGTGCACTCGTGGCTATGGGAAGTACCGCTGTTGCTGGTGAAGCTGCGGCTGTGTTGAGTGTCCTGGCTGCCGCTGGGGTGATCGCTGTAACGGCTGTTGGGGCATATGTGCTCTACAGTTACGTGAAATCGAAATATGCAAATTCATACTTGTATGACGCAAATAGCAATAGCATAGTGCTAAAAGATGTAAGTTTTATTAATGATTTGAAGAATAGTCAAGTTTCGATAGATTCAAGTAATGT